CTTCTGGTGTCTCTTCAATCATGGATGCGTCTTCTACTAATTCTCCACCTTGGTAACCCATTCTTCCGCCTTGAGCTCGGCCTTGAGCCCCTTGTTCTAAAGCTTCTAATTGGTTTAATTTTAATTCATAGTCAGTTTGTTGTTCTTCATCTAGCTCCCCCATCTGCATGAAAGCCTCATAAGTTTTAATAGCATCTTGCAGTTGTGCTATTGATCCTTGATTTAGTAAAGAATTTTGAGTTCCAAATACAGTAGGATTTGTTTCACTTTCAGATCCCATTTTACTTTTAATCCACTCTAAAATTCCTCCTTCTTCGTCTCCAGCATAGCCACCAGGATTAACTACTCGTCCTCGGTTATAACCTATTCTTCCACCATACGCTGCCATCTGTGGTGCTTGTTGTCCCTGAGCCATGGGGCCTTGACCTTGAGCTTGCTGTAGTACAGCCATTTTAAATTGTTGATAAGACATCGTACCACCTTGGTTACGATACTTTTGATATTCCATTTTTAACATTTGTTCAGCTTGAGCGCTTCCAGCTTGGCCGCCATTGGCCATTCCAACGATCCCACCTTGAGCAACAGGGGTATAAAAATTAGGGTTAACGAATTCTTTTGATGGCATAAATGATAGATCGCTACCGGCAGGATTATAATTTTTGTAATAGTCTTTTGACTTTGCTAGTAAACCAGAGATAGCAGCAGAAGGTATAGTCCAGTCTTCAACTACATCTTCGTCTTCATCCTTGCCAGCCATAAAAGGCATAAGTGTACCTAGTGTACCCCCACCTATCATAGCCGCTTTGCCCGGATTACTTTTAATCCAATTCCATATTCCACCGGTTCGAGCACTGCCGCCCGCTGGGGTAAAAGATTGCTTTCCCATTAATAGGTTTTTTCCTAAACCTAAACCTTTACTCCACCAGTTTTTACCGATGCCGCTGGAACCAATGCCGCCCATTTTACCAAGACCCCATAAGCCACCGCCTAATAAAGCGGCTTTTCCTATAGGACTTTTGAACACTTTCTTAGCGCCTCTACCTATCTTTTTAATAAAGCTTCCTAATCCGTATCGTTGTCTGGGTATGTTTGTCATAATTCCGCCTAAATTTTCAACCTACTTTGTTTTACTGAATAAATCAAGCTTTGGCATCAGGACATGGACATCTCTTCGGATGTCTTTTTCAGGGATTCCTTTAGCTTTCCACTCTTCTTCAGTCTTATATTTCTCTTTTGTTTTTAAATTAGTGATCGTGGTAGTGACTTTAGCTGCTTTTATTGTTTGCATTACGTTGTAACCTCCTTTTTAATGTTTAAATAACTGATTGTGATATCTACGCCATCGCTAACGGTTCCTACTGTTGTATAAGAAAGAACTGTATTACCTTCTACTACCATAGGATTGCTTAAAATTTCTACACTCGTAGCAGCAGTTAAAGTTTGGGTGTTGATTACCTGAAAACCATTATTCGTAATAGTAATTGTCGGCGTATTAGATCCCGACTTATTGGTAACATGCAAAGACTTCACAATGTAAGTTTCTGAAATTAATGGAAGTTGTGCTGATGTAGTTGGATCAGTACCAAAGAACTTAATAGGACCTTCGGCTGCCGTACTTGTGACCCCATACATTTTATATTCATTAACAATTGCCACTATTCTAAAAAGAAGCTCTTCGCTTCTATTTCCTGTTTAACTTCTTGTTGGAAGGTTGTGTTTAATTTATTAATAACAGAGTCTAGATCTCTGACTAGAGATTGAAAGGTTGTTTGATCGTATTCTTTACTCGCTCGAGTTAATGTTTGTACTATCTTTGCCATTAGACAATACTCGCTATTCCTTCTTCACTGAAAGATTCTTCTGGTCCTTCTGCCACCTGACCGAATTCTTCTGCAGCTATAGTATAAGCTTCCTGCCAAGACATGCCTGTCTCCATTAATTCCTCTATTCTCATTTCGAAAGGACTCTTGTCTTCTGCCATTTCAATATTTTCATTAACATCAAAACCTGGGCCTTCGATATTAATATCTTCATCTACAAGTTCTCCACCTACATAACCTATTCTTCCACCCTTAGCTCTATTCATTCCTCTCATACCTCCTGGAGGAATTCCTGTTCCGTAGTTGCCTGTAATAGCATCGGGAGCATTAAAGGGAGCTCGGAAATCGTTTGCGTTTATTCTGCCTTTTTCTTGATCCATAGTCCACTCAGCATTAGGTAGAGTTACGTTATTAGGATAATTACCCGCACCCCGTGAGCTGTAATTGTGTGCATTTCTTAGAAAGGTTGTAGCTTGAGAGTTGTCTGTATCTTGGGCCGCGTCTACATTAGCCTTTGGAGCATCCACACCAGGCCATGTAAAAGTACCGTCCTTCCAAGCAGTGTCTCCCTGTAAAGAAGTTAATTGATTATCTTCATTTAAATTCATTTGATTATAAAGAGCTTGTTCCTCAGGAGGTAGTCCTTCAAAATAATTTGCTGGTCTCTTAAATTTGCTCATTGCTCCTCCGATCACAGGGCCCAAAAAAGGAATGCCTGTTGCTAAACCAGCAAGTCCTCCAAGTATTCTTCCTCCCCATCCAGGTTTTGTTTTTCCTGTTCTTGGATCGTCGGATCGATAATGTCCTCCAAGTATTTGTCCGCCAGCAAGACGAGTTCCTGCTAGTGATAGTCCTTTTGTACTGGTTGGAGCATAACCATATTTGTTAGCCCCTGAAAAAAGTCTGCCTAAGAATCCACGTTGACCCGTATCTTTGTAAGCTGATCCAACGTAGGTAGTTTTATAAGTTCCATCTGGTTGTTTAACTTGCGCATATTCCGGTACAGCACCTTTTCTAACTTTGTCACTGACTGCTTGAGTTTGACCGGTCGTTACTTTTCCAGTTAAAATATCTTTCATACGTTGATTTTTGGCTTGTTGACCCGGGCTTCCTCCGCCACCGCCGCCGCCGCCACCGCCGCCACCGCCGCCGCCTCCGCCGCCACCACCGCCGCCTTGGTAGCCACCAAGGTCACCTTGTAGTGATACAATTCCTGCTGGGCCTTTGTTTGGTTTTCCTTTTAAGGATCCGTATAAATTTTTCTTAATTAATAAATCTTGTTCTTTGTCTGTAATATAAGCTAAGTGAGCTTCTGGGTGAGTTGGAGATGATTTCCATTTTATAGGAGCTTTAACTTCTTTTTGTTTGCCTAAATAATTAGGACCTCCTCCTTGTATTGCATAACTAATTTTTTTATCTACGGTCATTATCTTCTTCCATCTGGTTGTATATCCAGCCTAAATGTTCCTAGCTTCCAGTCTTGGGAAGTCGAGGTGTTTTGTATTTTTAATGCAATGGCTCGCGCTCTTGCACGTGTATCCACTTTATCAGTGGAACTTGTGATTGTAAAGGGTCCTAATGAAGAACTCGCAGCGCTATTGTTGGGGTAGTTTCTCAACATTAAAGTGATTCTCGTGTCTCCTGTTTGAGTTATAAAGTCAGGTATAAATCTTCTAATCTTCATAAGGTACTCCCCATCTCCTCTAAGATCTGGGGCCCCTATCATCTGCCCTTGAGCACTTCGTTTTTGAGTAATATCAAAGTCTCCTGAAGTAATTTCACCAAGTACAGAAGTTACTGCACCGCCTGCATTAATTTGATCGGTCCCTGTTTCGTGTTCATAGTAGGTAGAAACTCCATCCGTGTTGCCCACAACATCAAACGAAGAATTATCAGCTGTAGTATAATAACAAGCATGAGGTTTATCGTAGATAGAAGAATCAGCCCAGGCTGTTCGAGCCAGGGAGCCAGTATACCATACAGGTTGTTTAGCTAGCATACTTTCAAGATAATTATAAGTAACCACTCGATCCACGACATTAGAACCATTACTACAGTAGTACCAACTGATTTCCCCAAATAGATTATTCAAACCACAATTAATTAAATTTCGTGAAGTGGTATTAATATCATCATAAACATAATCTTCCACTAAGCATGCCATTGTTTGAAGCTGACCAGCATATTGAAAGAAACCGTTTTCGGACATCCAGTAGGCAGCGCCATCTACTTCAACACAGGCATTCTTACCAATGAGTCCGCAGTTCGTTCCTACTTGTTCAAAAGAAAAGGTAAAGGGCTGTCCTACAAATTTCATAAGATAAAGAGCATTATCTGTCCAGACATACAGACCATCCCGACCTCTAATGGCTCCCATAATTTTAGAACCATTGGCAATCCTTTGAGTTCCAGCCGTGTTTATTGCCGTTGGTGTATAATCGCTTGTACTTTCTTGATCAGACCATCTTATAAACATGTCGTCTTGAGTAGTTGTGTCCGCAATAGTTGTCTCTGTTCCAAAGAAAATTAAGTGCCGATCAGTTGAAGAAACTAATACATGTCTAGAAGCTGTTGGTGCTCCTGCAATAACTGCTGCACGCGTCGCCGTTGGATTAGCGGCCGTTGAATCCCATGAGAAACATTTACCGTTATAAATAAGAGCAATAAGAGTAGTTCCATAATTATCTAATACCCATAGTCCAGGTGCAAGAGTAACATCCTGTGAAGAAGATTCTCCCCATGCAACATAGTCTGAAATATTGGTTACAGTATCACCGGAACTATGAGTAGATGGTGAAGAAGTACTGTCTTGTGCTGTAGTTCCGTTAACTCCTCTTGCTCCTCCGCTTAAAATTCCTGTGGCTGTATCATTATCTGTATAAGAAATATCTTCAGTTCCTACTCTAATTTCTCCTGAAGATGGAAAAGCAGTTGAGTCCGTAAGAGTAATATCTGTCGTGCTCACATTTGAAATGTTAGCACCTAATGTAGTTGTAGCTGGACCTGCAGCTGTTCCTGACCATTGACCCGTTCCAAAACCATAACCTCCAATTTCTTGAGGCGGTCCGACGGTATAATAAGTTTGAGCTCTGGCACTTCCAACATTGGACGTGCTTCCTGTTGTTTCATTCGCGTCCATTGTAACTGTAATAGTGGTGGCTGTAGGAATAGACGTAGCCATAAATTTTTTATCTTCAAACTTTGAAACTGCAAAGCTCGAACCCGTAAGCGTGGTGACTGTATCTAAATAAACAATGTCATCTTCTGACATTCCATGTACTGAGGGAAACGTTATCGTAACGGTAGGTGAACCCATCGTGGTAGAAAAATCACACCCAGTAATAGTCTTATCTATGGGGTGAATGTCGTAGAATTGGCCGCCTAAATAAACGTATAAAATTCGATTGGTACCAATTGCTGCATATCTAATGCCTGCATTATCATCAAATTGATGAAGGGCTCGAGCGGCCCCAGTTAGATTATCTTCGCCGAGTTGGTCCCAGCCCCCTATTTTTTCAGGGGTTCCATATCTAAAACGTACATAGTCTCCTCCTGTCCATTGCGCTTCGGCACCGGTAGGGGTTACTTGTTTATTGAATCCTGGGCGAAAATTTACTTTTTGTAGCATATAAAAACCTTATAAAGGAGACAGTGAGGTATGTGGTGGATTCACTGTCTCCATCATAAAGCTATATCATTTCTTAAACCATGAGGGAAGTCCTAAATGTAGTCGCTTGTCAAAGATGTTTTCTTTAGCTCCCGGTGTCTTGCTATTATTATAATGTAAAAATACTTGAATACATTCTTTACCTTTAAATTTGTTTCTCCAATGCTCTAGTTCACAGCCACTGTAGACTAGCATATCTCCTGGTTTAAGGTCAACCTTAATTCCTTTTAGTCCTTCTTTACCAGAAGGTTCAAGATAGAGTGCCCAGGGGTCTCCTTCTAAATTCATCGTCGTAGATATCTCACAACTAAATCGATCTTTATGTCGTTTAAGAACATCTCCCTTTTTATAAATTCTGGCAAACGTATACGCCGGAGTTAATTTTAATCCTGTGGTCTTTTCCATAATGGGTTGACACTTCAACATTAAAGTTTCCATAGCAACGTCAGAATAACAAGAAAAGGTGTGGGGTATCTGTTCTTTTTCTCCTTCATAATATCCTCCCATAACTTCATAAGGAGAAATGTACCTAGTTTTTCGACAGGTGTCATAAACCTGTTTTTTCATTAAAAAATAATTAGCTATAAAGCCTGCTAAATCTTTTGAGATAGCTTGACGAATAATACAATATTTATCTTTTTTAAACATCTTTAGCCATCCCTTGAGGAACAGCCGTGATGTTCCAATGGATAAATCTAAAAGGTGCTTTACCATGATCGACTGCATACTCGTGTTCTAGATATCCTGGAAATATAATTAACGCTCCAGGCTTTGGTCTAAAATGAACTAGCTCTGTTCCATGAAAGATACCTTTTAATTCTGGTTTCATTGTTAATTTAGTAGCTCTTGCCCCGCCTCGCGGTTCATGAAAAATAGGATAAGAAGTCTTGTCACTACACTTTAAAAAATAGAAACCTGAAACGTGTTGATTCCAATGTACATGAGCTGAATGATGACCTCCGCCTTTTTTAGCAAATTCTTGTACCCACATTTCAGAAAATATAGTTCGATACTGTTTCATATCGTAACCATGATGATCTAAAAATTCCCAAGACTTTTGACCAATGTAATTTCTTAAGTCTAAAAAATCGTTGTCCAGCGTTAATGGAGTTGAATGCCACGACCTACCAAAATCACCAAACTGTTTTAGGTATGTTTTACCCTCAGGCATTTTTTTTGCTGCCTTAATATATTTATCACTAGCTTTGTTTAATGATTTAACAAACTCTGGTTTTTCTTCAAACCATATGGGTGTTTTAAAATATTCGTTTATAAACATTATTTAAATGGATATCCTAAATGCCATAAGACAAGTGAATATCGTGTTCCTTTCGTTACTGGTTTAACTCTATGCCAAAGAAAACTAGGAAAAACAATAATACTTCCTTTAGGTAATATCTCCGTTGCTTTTCTTAAGTGTTTGGCTTCATCTCTTTGATGAGGTTCGTATTGTCTAAAATCAAATTCTAGTTCACCTCCTTTATATTCTGAACCATCGGTTAATTGACAAGTCATGGATAACTTTCTAATTTTTCCATGTGAAGGAGTTTTAGGTTGATCATAAGCTTTTTCCCAACTATCGCAATGCCAATCATAGTATTGACCCTGTCTATATTTTGTAAATTGACAAGACTCAGATCGATCCCAGTCAAAATTCCAACCAGCATTTTTATTTGCTTCGTGAACAAAAGGATGTATTTCTTTATAAATCCAAGTTTCATTCAACCAAACTAAATCAGAATTTCTTTTATACTTTAAGTTTCTAATTTCGTCCTTAGTTAAGGGGTTTTTTTTACCCCTACCATAGCCTCCTGTAATCGCCATCGTTTCTTTTTGAGATAAAGCATATTTAATAACTTCATCACAGAATCGTGGTGTCAGTGCAGATTTAAAATACCAAAAATAATTAGATAGATTCATAAGTTATTGTTTGTACAAAATTTAAACTATCCTTTTGATTATTAGTTAAGTAATACATATTAGTTGATGGAAACATAATAAATCTATTATTTAAAAGTGGTATATCCCAGCTTCTTCCTTTACGTCTGTTATCGTCATAGTGTATTCTAACAAAGCATTTATCAACTTTTACTCCATAAAGTAAAGTGTAATCAGGCGAGTTTCGTAAATCTACAGGATCTATATTTAATAGAGGAAGGCTTACTTGTAAGGGTTTATAAATATCACCACTTATTTTTTTCCCAATTAATCGAAAACCATATTTTACAGTTATATGTTCTGTTATATAAGTACTTAATTTATCTGTTGTTCTTGAAAATAAAACTTCTTTATTATTAAAAGTAGAACGTAAGATATGATGAGCTAACTCATCTCTATCTATCTCAAAATGTTTTGGCATTGAAACATCGCCAAAATATAAAGCTTGTTCAGATAATACTTTCTTTTGCATACCACATACCTTTATAAATTATGCTAGGCCGTCTGTCAAATCCCAAGATTGGCCTTCTTCATTCCAATCATAACCCCACTTATGATCATCATTTCCTTTTTGTTCATCAGTTAACTCTGGAGCATCACCGATTGGTGAATGCCAACTAGCGTCTGTAGTATTTAATACCCACGATGCATAAGGTTTTTTCATATAGAATAAATTATTATCTTCATCCCAAATATGTCCTATACCTGCGTAGTTTCCTCTTAATGGAGTTCCACCTAGTTTATGAGTGCCTTGAGATGTATTGTATGAAGTTTGAATCCACATTTGAGCAGGCCAATTGTTGTGTTGTTCTAAATATTGTTGTCCTACTGATTCATCTTCAACACCATCAGCGTTGAGCACATCTTTGTCGTCAACCACTAGTACAGCAAGTACTTCGTTTGTTTCTGATATTTTTGCAAAATGTGCCATAATTTTATCCTATTGAAATTTATATCTTATTATCACTATTCCACTACCTCCACCACCACCGGCTCCAGGGCCGGGATTGTCTCCGGGATGTGTTCCACCTCCACCACCGCCGCCCGTGTTTACCGTTCCTGCTACGCCAACACCAGTTAAAGGGGCTCCTGCGCCACCTCCACCGGATCCACCAGGTCCTATTGTAGGATTTACAAAAGTTCCACCACCACCTCCACCTGCTCTTGTTACAGTCGATGCATTAATTCCAGTTGGTACACCATTTCCCCCTGCTCCTCCTCCAGCTGATGGACTACTCGCTGGTGTGCTATCACTTCCAGCAGCACTAGCGCCACCACCTCCTGCGCCAGCATAACCATCATTACCTCCACCACCCGGGAACCCTTGTGATGGGGTTGTTGGGGGAAGATTTCCATTACAACCAACACTACTTCTATGACCTGCTCCAGAACCAGATCCTCCTCCTATGTTTGTTGTGGGACTGCCTCCAGCGCACGCCGGATTCCACGTTCCACCTCCGGCGGATGTTATTGATGAAAAAACTGAGTTAACCCCTTTTGATTGACCACGACCTCCTCCACCAGCTCCTCCGCTCCCACCTCCACCAACTGAAATTGGATAACCTGTTGCTGTAACTGTAATAGCTGTTCCACCTGGATTTCCATTCAAAGGAGACGCAGTATAGGGATCACAAGAATTTTTATATTCTCTAAACCCTCCAGCTCCACCTCCACCTGCTATACAATCCCCACCACCACCTCCGCCTGCTACAACCATATAAGATACTACATTCTCTGCACAGGTTGGTGAAATGCTTGATACACAAAAAGTTCCTGGTCCTGTAAATGTATGATATTTATAATCTCCGGACTCTTCACCACATGACGGACTTCCGCCCGTTGCAACCATAAATGCTGGTCCAGAACTTCCAGAACCAAATCCTAAAACTTGATAACCAAAAGATTTGCCTCTTCTTGGATTTTTATTTTTTGAAAGTTTACCTTCTGTTGTTAGAGGGCTATCTATTCGTCTCATATTCTATTCTCCTTATGCGTCGTTCGCAGCGTCAGTAGTATAAAATAATTTAATTCCTAATACTCGTGCTTCACCTGTAAAGGTATCACTACCGTCTGCTGCATCTCTATAAAATTGAAAAAATGTTTGATCATCGTCAGCCGGAGATCCGGCAATTGTCACTGCACCACTCACGGAAGTCATTTGTACATCTTCTACTGTTCCGATTCCAGCATCTGTGACTTCTGCGGCCGTTCCAAAAGCTACATCGGCTGTGTCGCCTTCACTACAGCTGACACCTTGCAGACCAAAAATACAGTTATCCGTATTCGTAGTACTTGGACTCCAAAAAACTTGATAGGTTACTGTTCCTAAATTCCATGATTTTGGCATTGCAATAGCAAACTGTGCATATTGTGCTGTACCTGCATCAAAATCTAAAACTTTTAATTCAGGTCGAACTGCTGTTGTTTCAACCGATGCCGCGTCAGCGGGATTAGTTGTAGGAAGATAAAATGCAGTTGCAGGTATCCACATAGTTTCTGTTCCTGCAATTTTAATTGCTGCTGTTGCTGATTTAAGTGTTCCTGATCCTTTAGGATTTAGATTAATATCAACGTTAGACTCATCACCTGTTGCAGATAAAATTGGTCCAGCACCTGCTGCTGCATTAGCTATCGTGAATTCGTTCACCGCAGATCCTGTAGCTGTTAAAAGAGCTAATTGAAGTCCATTAGTATCTAAAATAGAAGTTCCAATTTTAGGACTTGTTAAAGTTTTGTTTGTTAAAGTTTGTGTATTTGCTGCTGTAGTTAAACCTAAATCGTAAACACCTGTGTCAGTTGTAACACCATCAAAATAAACTAGTTTCCAATCTTTATCTGTAGTTCCCCAAGTAACTGTTGCTCCTGAACCTGAAGCTGCTTTAAGTTGAACTGTATAAGCACCCGATGTACTGTTTTTAATAAGGTAAAAATTTTCTGTAAGAACAGGCATTGTTAGAATCTTATTTCCTGTAATTGCTTGTGCTGAAACAGCGCCCATAATAATTACTCTACTAGCCATCGTTGCTCCAGTAGACCCATCAGAAACAGCTAAAGTAGTTGTGTTGGCTCCAGCTCCAGCAGCATTTAAAGTTTGGATAGCATAGCCACCTGAAATTTGTTCTATAATATTTAAATTTGTATTTGTTTTTGTTCCCCATGTACCGGCATTTTCGCCAGTAGCCATTAACTCTACGCCTAAGTTTGTATAAGTTGATGCCATAATTTTGTTCTCCTAATTGATGCTTAGTTAGTTTTTATATTTCGTTTTATTCATATTGTCAATCGCCTTTAGTAATTCTAGTCCAGGTACCTGTTCGAGTGGCTGTCGTTTGACTATAACCACCAGTTTGTGTGCCTGTCGTTTTACTATAACCACCTGTTTGTGCAGCTGTAACACGTCCCCATCCTATCGGTGCTACGCCAATAGGAGAAAGTGTAACAGTTGCTGATACTCCAGTCAATCCCATTGTTTGTTCTGTTGGAGCAATAGCTCCTGCTGCAGCAGTTGCAGAAACTCCAGTCAATCCCATTGTTTGATCCGGTGGAGTAATTGCTCCAACAGCAGAAGTTGCTGAAAGTCCTGTTGGTTGAACTGTTGGATTAGATGTAACATTTGGAGCCCCTACAGCAACCGTTGCTGAAAGTCCTGTTAATGATTCTGTATAATCTCCTCTAGCGA